AGATAATAACTCTCAACCTAACTATCTTGAAACATGGCCTAATTTGTCATTAGATCCAGCATTACCTAACTTTATTTCTCGCGTAATTGGTGATATTAAACCAGTTTATAGAGTAGATATTGATGGTGCTCCGTATGTTGATTATTCTGGATCTTATGCTAATGCTTCACAATATATTCGCGTAAAATCAATAGTTACTCCAAATGTAGATTCTATTGATAATAATGGTAATTTTAAAACAGAATCTTATGCCTCTACTTTACCACTTGTAGGAAGTGGATCTTATGGTGGTTCATTTAGTGGTGGTGTTGCTGCAACAACTGCAGTTCAATTAATGAATGAATATATTTCAACAACAAACGTTCAAGGATTTGGTGTTGCTGATTATAATGCTGCATTTAATTTATTAACAAATAAAGATGAATATCAATTCAATGTATTATTAGCACCTGGTGTGAGTTTAGATAATGCTGCTTCTGCAACTATGATTTCTACTTGCGAAGGTAGAGGTGATGCCATTGCAGTTGTAGACTGTAAATTATATGGTAATGTAGTAACAGCTGCTGCAACTGCAGCTGCTGGTCAGTCAAGCAACTACGCAGCCACATACTGGCCTTGGATTCAATTATTTTCAACCGCATTGGGTAAAGCTGTATGGGCTCCCGCCTCTACAGTAATGGGTGGTGTATTTGCATTCAATGACTCAGTAGGTGCTGAATGGTTTGCTCCTGCAGGTTTAAATCGTGGTGGTGTACCTTCAGTATTAAAAGCTGAGCGTAAATTAACTCAAAACGATCGTGATGTATTATATCTAGCAAATGTTAACCCATTAGCTACATTCCCTGGAGAAGGTGTTGTAGTATTTGGTCAAAAAACATTGCAGCGTAAAGCAACAGCACTTGATCGTGTAAACGTTCGTCGTTTGTTGATTGCTCTTAAAGGATATATTGGTCAAGTTGCTAATAACTTAGTATTTGAGCAAAATACCAACGTAACTCGCAATCGTTTCTTATCCCAAGTTAACCCATATCTTGAATCAGTAGTACAACGTCAAGGCTTATATGCTTATAAAGTTGTAATGGATGATACAAACAACACACCTGATGTAATAGATAGAAATCAGTTAGTAGGTCAGATTTATATCCAACCAACCAAAACTGCTGAATTTATTATATTGAATTTTAACGTATTACCAACTGGCGCTACATTCCCTGCATAGGGGATGTAGTTGCTTATATTTATTAACAGCAATAAAATAAACATAAAATGCCTGTATTAGACGCAAATGAAATAATGTTCACAGCATTTGAACCCAAAGTTCCAAATCGCTTTATTATGTATATTGATGGTATCCCATCATATTTGATTAAGAAAGCGTCGGCTCCTGGATTTGAAGCTGGTGAAATTATATTAGACCACATTAACGTTTACCGTAAAGTTAAAGGTAAAGTAAAGTGGAATGACATGACTTTAGAATTATACGATCCCGTAACCCCATCTGGCGCACAAGCGGTAATGGAATGGGCTCGTCTAGCACACGAATCAGTAACTGGTCGTGATGGATATTCCGATTTTTATAAGAAAGATTTAACATTAGATATTTTAGGACCTGTAGGTGATGTAGTAGGTGAGTGGATTATCAAAGGTGCTTATTGTAAAACCGCTACTTTTGGGGATTATGATTGGTCATCTGGTGATGCTGCAATTACATTATCTATACAAATCGCTATGGATTATTGCGTCCTCAATTTTTGATCCTTAATTGTATTTATTTTAAGAGACGTTTGCTTCGGCAAGCGTCTTTTTTGTTTGTTATATGTATTGCAAACGATGAAAGAAAAATCATTCATGTTTATAAAGATAGGTGTCTACTTTGGTAGATACCTTTTTTCTACATATATTTATATATACACAAATAAAATAGTTTATGGCAGAATTAAAAATCCCAACAGAAACAGTTACATTACCATCAAAAGGCTTACTGTATCCCGAGACATCACCGCTAGCTAAAGGTGAAATTGAAATGAAGTATATGACCGCTAAGGAAGAAGATATTCTTTCCAATAGCAACTATATTAAAAACGGAACCGTAATTGATAAATTACTTCAAGCATTAATTATTACTCCTATTAATTACAATGAATTATTAGTAGGTGATAAAAATGCAATATTAATTGCTGCTCGCGTATTAGGGTATGGTAAAGACTACACATTCAGATATACAACCAAAAGCGGACAAGAAGCAGAAGCGACAGTTGATTTATCTAAATTAGAAGATAAAATAGTAGATGAATCGTTGCTTAAAAGAGGATCAAATGAATTCTCATTTACACTTCCCCATTCAGGAAATGTTGTTACTTTTAAATTATTAACACACGGTGAAGAGCAAAAGATTGAAGCTGAAATTAAAGGTTTACAAAAAGTAAATCCAAATTCATCATCTGAAGTTACTACACGTTTAAAATACATTATTACATCTGTAGAGGGTAAGCGCGATCAAAAAGATATTCGTGAATTTATAGATACATATCTTATCGCTAAAGATGCTAGAGCATTACGTGAGTATTATGCTAAAATATCTCCAGACATCAATATGATATTTAAGCCAGAGGACGAAGATTATACAGGGGAGGGTATAACAGTACCTGTTTCTCTTAACTTTTTTTGGCCTGACGCCGGACTATAGATTACACTTATTCAAACAAATACATGAAATAGTATTTCATGGTGGTGGTGGATATGATTGGAATACAGTATATAATATGCCTATTTGGCTTCGTCGCTTTACATTTGAAACGTTAAGAGAACATTTTGAAAAACAAAATGAAGAAGCAGAAAAGCAACAAAATATGCTTCAAAATAACGGTAAAAGTAAAGGTGAATTATCACGACCAAATATAGCTCCAAAACAACCGACATATACAACAAAGGCGCCTAAAAAATAGGCGCCTTCAATATTTATATGATGTAATACTATACTATGGATCCACAAGATCAAGCCGCACTGAATCAATTATACCAGGAATATATTAGACTACTGCAAGTAGCTGATGGGTTAACCGCTGCTCAAGCTAGATCACAAGCTGATCTTGCCAAATCAGCTGGAAATTTACCTAAAGAAGTAGAACGACTAAATAAAGAATTAGATGATACCTTATTTAAGTCAGATTATCTTTATAAATCTTTTAGAGAAACAACAGCTGAATTAAAAAACCAAAATGTTTTATTACAATTAGGCAAATCTACATTTAAAGGACTTACAGCTATAGCCTCAGACTTAAACTATTTTCAACAAGGAATTACAGATTTAAGTGATAAACAATTAAAAAAGCAATCACAAAAATTAAAGATAAGTGAAATAGAATTAGAAACGGTAAAACAAAGATTATCTAATTCTAATGGAGAATATAATAGACAAAATTTATTAAATAGGTTACTTAGTTTAAAAAGAGACAGTGAGGAGAGATTAACTAAAGAACAAGAAAAATTACTAAACCAACTACAAAAAGAAAAAGAATTACTACTTTCAACTCAAAATGCTTTAGCAGAAGGACTTCCTGCTTTAAAAGAAGAATTAAAAATATCTAAACAGATATACGATGTGCGAGAAAAGGTTGGTGGTTTAGCTAAAGCAGCTGCTGGAGTAGTTTCTAAATATGGTGGTGATTTATCTAGATTTTTAAATATTGATGATGCAATTGAGTCTGTACAAGAATATAATAAACAATTAATTGATGGTGCTTTAAAAAGTAAAAAAGTTTTAGACGAAATTAGAAGAATAGATCAAGATAGAGAAAACATTTTAGCTAATTCTATATCAATACAACAAGAAATTAATAGGCTTGCAAAAGATTTACAAGACGCTAATAATGCTGCCCAAATTAGAGCAGAAAATAATGTTAGAATACAAGAAATACAAAATAGATTAGCTACTCAACAAAATTTAACGCCTACAGAAGACCAGCAATTACGAGATAAAATAATAGGATTACAAAATGAAAGTTTAAGAGTTCAAAATCTAGCTAATAATAGTGTTAATATAGAAAACGAATTATTAGCAAAACAAAATGATTTAATTAATGATGAATTAAATGCTAAACGACAATTAGCAGCCTTAGATCAAAAAGAACAAAAAACAAAACAAGATGCTATTGCTTCTGTTAATACTTTAGGTAATAAATTTAAGTCATTAGGAGTACTTGCAAAAGGA